TTTCTAACCAAACTTCTTTAGGAAGTTCTCTACGAGATGCTCCTACAATTAAAATATTGTGTGGTAGAAGTTTTTTCTGCCAGAGTTTATAGAGTGCGGGTATTAATTTTTTCTTACATAGATCTCCAGTTGCACCGAAGATAACAATTCGTCTAGTGAGCAGTTCCGTTTCCATCATAGTCGTCTGAGTCATAGTAGTCATTTTCACCTTTTCGTAACCCGAAATAAATGGTGGCACATACAAAGGGTAGTGCTCCCCATAGTAAGACATCAGCGAACGTCATGACCACCAAACATAGCACGCATTCCGTTTAGAATTTTATTGGCGTAACGGTTCAAGCGTCTGGATCCGAATCGTTCAAATAGTGCTGCAGATATAGTAGGAGAGGGTACGCCAAGGTCCACAGCAGTATGAACAGTCCACCTACCTTCGCCACTGTCACTAACACCGCCATCAAACTTATCGAGTTCGCTATCACTGCGTAGTACCACAGCGGTAAGATCAAGCAACCAAGAACCAACCACACTACCACGACGCCATAACTCAGCGACCTCAGGAACGTTAATGTCGTAGCAGTAATCTTCTGGACAATCCATCGGAGCGACCTCTGCGTCTTCTTCTTTAACGTACTTAGAACCTGCATTTGCTTCATGTAAGATGTTGAAACCTTCAGCGTATGCTTGCATCATTGCATACTCCACACCATTATGTACCATTTTAACAAAGTGACCTGCACCTGCGGGACCACAATGTAACCAACCTGACTCAGCAGGTGAGACCCAACTGTTATCTTCAGTTCTAGGAGCAGCGTCAATACCTGGTGCAAGAGCATCAAAGATAGGACGACATACTGTTACTGCAGTATCTGAACCACCAACCATGAGACAGTATCCTCGTTCTAAACCATAAACACCGCCACTAGTACCACAGTCAAGATATTGGATACCCAACTTAGATAACCTTTCTGCTCTCCTACGAGAATCTTTAAAGTTGCTATTGCCATGGTCGATGATAATATCACCCTCGACACAATGCTTTAATAGTTCTGTGATTGTATCCTCTACTGTTTCTGCAGGGACTACCATCATAAAGACGCCAGGACCATTTCTATGAACAACTTCTGCTAGTTGTTGAATACCATAGGCAATGCCATTGACGTATCCTTTTTCGTATGCTTCTTCTGCTTTCTTGAGATTACGACGGTAACCCCATACTTCAATACCTTGTTTCATCATACGACGAGACATACCCTCGCCCATACGACCTAGACCAATCATTCCAACTTTCATTTTGTGTTTTAATAAAGTACTTTGTTTGGACGCAAGTTAATCTCTTTGCCTCCAGTCGTCAGGTTTGTCGCGATTGAACCATTCGTTTATATCATCTGCACCTTGAAACCCCTTTCGATAATTAGATGGGTCGGGGTCTCCTAGTCCCATCTTGTTCAGAAAATCGTCGGTCCCTCCCTCCTCCATGTCGGGATTTGCTGCTTTCTGTCGTGCTTGTCGCATCCAATTTGCAGCAGTGGTATTTGCTTTTGCTAATTTGTCTGCCCAAATCATGTCTTCTATTTTGACATTTTCACCATTAACAATCTTTTTACAGATGGACTCCAGTCGAAGTCGATATTGGGTTGAGAGCATTGTTTAGTCAGTCGCTGAGTTTGGCGTTTAGTTCTTTGAGTTTACTGTACTCTTGATATGCTTCGTCAGATCTACTGTGAAGAATATCTTTGATATCATTTATAATAATATCATTTGCAACATAATCGTCAAGATACTTAAAGAGTGCTTCTTGTAAATACCTTTTTCGATGCCACTCAGGAGAATAAGGATTATAATCCATGATGTAATTCCATTGTGATATTATTATATAGCATAAAAAAAGGACTAAGATTTTTAGTCCTACTAGTTATAATAATATAGAAGGGTGGGTGATTGGATTACTTCATACCAACATAATTGGGGAATCGCTAAAGCGAAATTTAATACCAATTAACTAGACACCTCTTGGTAAGAGTTCAATCCTTTAGGGATTGCGAGCACCACCTCTGAGTCTATACATTATCCCGCCTATTTCCAACAGGATTGTTCTGTCACACCCATGTCAACCTCGTCAGATCAACAAATATAATATAGCATAAAAAAAGAGACCCGTCAAGGGTCTCTGTGAGGATATGTAAATATGAATTACATAAGGTTTGCAACCTGTACTCTTCTGTAGTACTTGTTGCTGTTGGCAGTAAGTGCGCCAGAACCCTGAGTAAGACCCTGAGAGAATGGGTTAGAAACCATACCGTAACGAGTCTTGAATCCAATCTTAGGTTGGAAAGTGTTAGGGTTAATAGCACGAACCTGCTGAAGAGGAACGTATGGGCAGTAGAACAGACCTGCGTCGTAAGGAGAAGTACCCTTGTAACCTGCAACGTAGAAGTGCTTATCAGCAACGTTAGCAGAGTAAGGATCAACGTAAACCTTGATGCGTCCGTTAAGAGTACCAACAAGAGTAGAGGAAGTATCGTCTACACCAGTTAAAGCGTTGTTACCCTGTAAACCAGGAGCGTAGTCAAGGACACCTGCCATACCGAGAGCAGAAGCAACGTCTGCAGAGCAGATCAAGATGTTGCCCTTCCCGCGACGAGTTTGCTGACCGATAGCGTTAGCATCTCTTTCGATCTGGAAAAGAAGACCTTTGAACTTCTCAACAGACCAACGACCATTAGAGTCAACGTCAAGGTCGAAGATACCACCCGCAGCAGTATTGTTCTGAGCACCTGCAACAGCGTTAGTGTAGATGGTACGAACAACTTCACGGTTGATCTCAGCAAGAATCTCAGTAGAGAGAATGTTGCTAAGTTCTTGCTCGGCATCAAGACCGTGAATTGCTTTCAAGTCTTGAGCAAGTTCGATGCTGTACTCTGCCTTTAATGCTCTTGCCTTAGCAGTTACAGTCACCTTCTCGATGGAGAAACCCATCTCTCTGAAGGCAGTGTTAGATGAACTGTCATCTAATGCTTCAACGGTTGCAGTAGACATACCTGCAGCGTCACCAGTCTGCTCATAAGTTCCAGGAGAACTATCGTTAAGAACAGCAGGGTTGTTACCTTCAGCGTCGTTATTTGCAGAACTGGAAGCACCAGGATCGTAAGAAGTACCTGCACCACCAGAGAAACCTGCGTTAGGCTCGTTGAAGAATGCTTCGTCGTAACCAGATGCGTTAGGATCTCTTTCAGAACCGTAGTTAGTTCTCATCGCAAAGATAAGTCCAGTAGGACCAGTCATAGGTTGAACACCTGCGATGTCATAGGCGATCAACTGAGGCATTGATCTTCTGATCAATGAGATAAGTACTGGGTCGAAACCTGCAACAGGACCAGTAGCGGTGCTTGCGCCAGTGTAACCAGTAGTTTGAAGAGTTTCAGAAAGGATCTGACCTTCTTCGATTTGTGCTTTTTCTTGGTTTTCTAAGAGTTGAGCGACAACGCCTTTCTTATAAGAGTCACCGATCTCTGGGAGAGCATCGTGATTAAGAACGGGTGCCCACTTCTCTTGTAGTTTTTGAACGGTCATTCGTTTTTACCTATTAGAGTAGTAGTTTAAATTATTTGGACCAGCGAGCGATTGCATCGACGTACTTCGACATCGTGCCACTCTCTGTAGATTCGACAAGGGGAGCAGTGCCTTCTTCGGTGGGTTCGACTGCAGTTTCAGCAGACTCAGCCTTCCTAGTGAAGTATGATTCCTTGATCGTTTCGACTTTCTTACGAAAATCTTCTTCATTTTCAAACTCAACACCCTCTGCTAATGATGCTAACTTCTCCTTTTGGGTTTCTGCTAGACCAACAGCACTCTCGTTCACGATTTCCATTTTAATAAACTCACCAATGCGCTTATTCAAAGCAACGTTAGTGTCGATTTGCTCGTTGAGTTTCGTTTCCATTTCATCAAGCTCTCCAACCATACCGTCAAGTAGATTGAATTTTTCCTCAGGCACGCTAAAGTTGTGCTCTAAGAAAAGACTTTTTAGACCATTGAAGAATGACTCACTCATCTCAGTTTTGATTCCGTGCTCTACTTGGAGACTATTCTCTTTCATCCAAGATTCAGCAGCATAAGATAAGTAATCATCAACCTTCTCGGCTAATTCTGTTTTGATTTTTTCGACTTCTTCAGTCAGAGACTCTTCAAATGCCTCTTGCAACGCTTTTACCTCTGCATTAACTTTTTCAGTTACAACTGCCTCGAAGATTGTCGCTGCGCGGTTTCTGAATTCTTCTGATAATTCTTCACCTGCGACAAGAGCGTCAACATCTTGAGTAAAGTCGTACTTGGTTTCAGCGATCTCTTCCGATTCATCGGTTTCTACCTCCTCAGTACGATTCATCCCAGTTTCAACTTTGCCAGATGCTCCAGAAGGTTTGGTGCTAAGTGACTTAGAACCTTCGTGCTTTACAGCACCAGATGCAGAAGCACCTGCGTTCTTCGTACCTTTCGCTCCTTCCATAGAATCTGTGTTAACGTCTACAACCTTGGGTGCACCGCCCTTCGATGTATCGATAGGGTCACCAGGTTTTGCTTTCGCGTTAACTGCTGTTTTGGATTGGGTGGTGCCTTCGGTCACTTCCTCCATGTTATCAAGATTTTTTTCGAGGGTCTCAGCCATTTGTTTAAACTCCGTTATGCATTAGCGTTGTCTGTATTTATTTATAAATCACAAACTCTTTAAAAACGCCTCAAACGCGGAAACTTTGCGTTCTTGTAAGTTAATAAGGGTTGCGTGATCGATTTCTGTTTTGATTTGAGCAACAGTAGACTCTTTTAGGACTCCGTTGTCCCAAACCCACTCCTTTCCTTCCATGATTCCATCAACAAATGCGTCAGGTGCAGAAGGATCAGCAACAATATCTGCTGCTGTAGCGAGCATAAAGTCATCCATAACGACATTACAGTTCTCTTCCTTGCGGATAGAACCCATGCCTCTGGATGAAACACCGAGTTTAACGCCCTCGTCTAGCAATGACTTAGCGACTTTACCCATAGGTGTGTCAAGTAGTTTCGCTCTACCAATGAAGTTGTTTCCATCTTCTTTGAGCGACATGATCTTATGAGAAACCCTATCTAAGTTAATAGAAGGACCATCAGGATGACCTAATTCTCCAAGGGCACGCCCTTTTTGAATGTAGTTCTCATCATATTTAGCAACTTCTTTTGATAAAGTCTTGAGTGGATACATCCTGTTGTTGCGGTTTTTAAGTTCCGCTTGCAGGAAGATACCTTCAATGAAGTAATTCTTCTTGCCTTCTTTCTCTTCACAGAGAAAGTCAACAGTATTAATCTCTTCAGCGATCAGTCTCATCGTTAGGTTCCTCTTCTGTTTCGGGTTGTTCTTCGTCAGTAACCTCAGGGGTTTCGACGTTTCCTTGTGTAGGTTCTGGGATTTCTTCTGTGTTATCAGGAAGTTCATCTGCGATTTCATCCGCAGCATCCTGAGCAGTGTCATCCAATTCAAAACCCATACTCTGTGCAAATTCAAGTTTTCGTGCTTGAACTGCATCGTATGCAGCAGCAGACAAGGCATCGTTTACCGAATCAACTGCTTTCGCTTTTTCGTCACCAAAGATTTGGTTGACAATTTGTTGTGCGATTTCGCTAGGCATAATAACTCCTACTGTATCTATTTAGTAACTTAGAACTCTCCTCTGCGTAAATCACTTGGATCTACTTGCGGAGCTTCCTCCTGAGGTGCTACTTCTCCCTCTGGAGAGGCAGCGTTAGGATCCATAGAAGGATCCATTTCCGCTGCAGGATCAGCGATAATACCAGATTCCATCTCAGATTCAATCTGTTTGTCAATTTCTTTGATCTCCTGTTCAGTTTGTTTCAGAACCTGACGTCTCATGTACTCAACAGAGAAGTACTTACCGACATAAGGATCCATTACATTGACTTGATTCATTCTTTCATTACGGATCTCAATCTCCTTGAGTTCTGTAAAGTAGTTGTCAGCAATGTAATCATATTGGATATGCTCTTTCATATCCTCCCATTCTTCAATAGAAATAATTCCTTTGAGAATGAGTTGTGTTTTTAAGAGATCGTGGAATAACTCACTGAATCTCTTGCGGAGACGTGCAATGAACTTCTGGAACTTTACTTCGTCCCTAGTGATCTCAGCAGCACGACCAATGTTAAAGGTAGTTTCTGTTTCTAACCTTGAGGACGGAACGTTGAGTGCCTTGTATAACTTCTTCTGGAAGTACTTGACATCCTCAAGTTCTCCAAGATTTTGTCCACCTGGGAGCGTAGAGATCTCAGTTCCTCTCCCGCCCTCTCTTCTGGGTAACCAGAAGTCTTCGAGCATGGACATGAATTTTTTGTCATCTTTGATTTCTCCTGTGTTGGCATCATAGACTAACTTGTTTCTATACCTACCCATAACTTCACGGAGGTATTGTTCCGCTTTGTTCTTAGGTAAGTTACCAACGTCGATATAAAAAATACGACGTTCTGGTGCTCTACTCAGTCGGTAGATAACCAGAGAGTCTTCGATCATACGGAGTTGATTAACTGCCTTGATCGCTTTGTGTAGGTGCGAAAGCACCATGTTTTTATTGAGATCCTGT